ACTTCTGAGTATAGTACGTTTAAGATATACGAACCTAAAGAAAGGTTGATATTTAGACTACCATACTATCCAGATAGGATAACACATCACGCTATAATGAACGTGATGGAACCTATTTGGACTAAAATATTTATTAAGCAAACTTACTCTTGCATCAAAGATAGAGGAATTCATAATGTAGCTTATGACCTAAGAGCGGCATTAACTAAACATCCAGAGGAGACAATGTACTGTCTTAAGATGGATGTCAGAAAGTTTTACCCATCTGTTAATCACGACATACTATGTGAAATCATTAAGAAGAAGATTAAAGACCAAGGTCTTTTACTATTGCTTATTGAAATCATATATTCTGCCGACGGAGTTCCTATAGGTAATTACTTATCGCAGTTCTTCGCTAATCTGTACTTAGCTTACTTTGACCATTGGGTCAAGGAAGAGTTGAAATGTAAATTCTATTTCAGGTATGCTGATGATATTGTAATTCTCAGCAGTGACAAGAACTTCTTAAGAACAGTACTTATAGCAATTAAGATGTATTTGAAAGAGGTTCTGGATTTAAGGTTAAAATCAAATTACCAAATATTCCCAGTAGATGATAGAGGTATAGACTTTGTAGGTTATAGGTTCTATCATACCCATGTATTACTAAGGAAGTCAATTAAGATTAGACTATTCAGACTTGTTAGGAAATATCAGTCTGGTAAGATTGACAGACAGGAATTGAGAAGGAGAATGCAATCATACTTTGGTTGGCTAAAGTTCTGTAATTCTAAGAATCTATTAAGAAAGATTCAAAGAGATACAGGTTTAAGGTTCTCTAATTGGGATGGGAAGAAGTCTAATATTTCAAGATTTTATAACAAGTATATTCATGTTGTAGATATGGTTAGCTATAGCAAGTGTTTTAGGGTTAACTTTGTGTACAATAACAAATCTTATTACTTTGAGAGCAAGAGTAGGGACCTATTCTACTCTCTAACCAGATATTCATTCCCAGTAAATTTTAAAATAAGACCTTATGTTAGAACCAAGAAGAATAGAAATGAATGTACAACCTAACTCAATAGAGAAGCTAGGTAATGGCACATATTACTATAACTATGACATTAAGTCAAAGGTGGTTGATGTTATAGACCCAGAAACAGAAGATGTAACACAAGAAACAAGGTGGACATATGTTCAGGTTCATCTACATGGTCAACCAGACCATAAAGAATGCATTAAAGCTATTATTAGGCAGTATGTAGACCAAGATGAAGAGTTTGATTTAATCAACAGCTCCAACAGTATTGTATTAGGATTATCTGATAATCAAACTGATAGACAGAAATACCTAGACTATCTTACACTAGTAGGAGAAATCAAAACTAAAGTTAGAGCTGACTTCAACGTATAATTATGGATTCAGTATTTAAAATATGCAAGAAAGGTGCTTGTGGTATTACGATAACTGGATTGGAGAGGGATAATGACGAGTACTTAAACGAGACTGATGGAATCACAGTTAGTACTCGTAGTTATGCCTATAGCCAAACAATTACTCTTAATGCTATAACAAGTATTAAGTCTTCAGGAGACGAAGTAACTCAGAAGTATGATGTTGTAGAACACGTTATAGACTGCATTGATGAATCCGAATTAGAGATGCCCATTGATGGTCTATATGAAGTTACACATATAATTCTGCCAACTGATGTATGGTTGAAGTATGTGTTAGAGAGAAATCCCACTGCACTAACAGCTTATAATTCTGTTTATTACTACGATACAGAGTCTGAGACATTCATGAAGTATGTTGATGAAGAGTCTATTGCAGTAACTGTAGAGGAAATATTAGAGGTGAATGCTATGCCTCCAGCTACTGTTACAGAGAAGACTACTACAATCATTAGAGGTGATAAGAACACATTCTGTGTTTGTCATATTAATGAATGTTTCTATAGACTATGTAAGAATCTTTTAGGAGACTTACCAGGAAGATGTAAGAATAGAACTGATGATGTTAAGATGCTAATCTATAATAGAGATATTATATGGATGGCAATTAATGTTATCAAGTACTTAATTGAGTTAGGTCAATACTATGAGGCTCAGAGAGTCTTAGAAGACATTACTCAATGTGGAGGAATTTGTAAAGATGTTATGGTTGATAAGAATACTATAGGAGGAGGTGGTTGTGGATGCAATAACTAACCTTAAGAAGAAAGTAATCAAAGACTTTGACAAATTCCTTAAGAGGCTAAATAAGGGATACGTAGAAGACTATAGTATGATTCTACACCAAATATCCTTTATTCAGACTTGTCAATACTTTGATAAGATAGATGGAATATACGAATTTCTAATGAATAATTAACATGGCAATAGAAAGGGATACAAGACGTTATGCCTGTATTCATGATTTAAATAATTATTTCAAGAAGAAAGACTTATTGGGTGGTTTAACTGATTTAGAGCAGGAACAACTAAGGAAGAACATAGGTATCATTGATTATACTGGAGAAGGTGGACAATCCAAACCATTAGAAGTTACCTATGCAGTACTCAATGATAATATAGGTAAGAAGAGTTTAGTAACAGGGGCAAGGTATGTTATTACAGACTTTCAAACTATCTATTCTTCTAACGTTACTAATAGTTCTGGTCAGAAGGTTACGTGGGGCACTGATAGCTCCACTAACCCCTCACCTATTTGGAAGCTAATTGTAACAGCTATTACTAACAATAGGTTAGACCCAAGGGTTGTTATTGATGATAATAAAATGAAGGATTGGGTTATTGAATATGACCCGACTAAAGAAACTCTTGAAGATGGTATTACTACCAAAGGTAGAATAACCTTTATGAGAGACAATCACTTCAACTCAGCATACTATGACTTTAAGAATATTAAGTTCAGAAGAACTGCTGATGAATTAGACAACACTAATCTTAATCTTGGAGCAGCATATGGAGATTTCTACACATTCTCAGACTTAACTGGTGGAGTTATTACTGACAGTTCAGAATTACATAATACTAAGCATAATGAATTGAAACAAGGATGTACTAATAATATATTCTTGGGAGATACTTATGACAATGTATTGGAAGCTGACTGTAAGGGTAATACATTCCTTAGAGGCTGTCATGATACAACTTTAAGGTGGAACTCTGTTAATAATATGTTTAATGAGAATGTATGTTACATGGAAGGTTCATTATATAACAAGGTATTCCCTATTGGAGATACTAGTTTATCAATGACCATTACTAAAACAATTCATAAGGTCAATGAAGCTACAATCATATCCTTCTTAGACCCTATGACATATGCTTATCAAATTATTCAAATCTAAAATATGGCAGAGTTTATACGTCTTGACGAACAAGAACAAGAAGCTCCCATTTTACCTGACTACCCACATTCTATTTCTAATATAAAACCAGATACTAAGATAATAGATGGTGTTATAGAGAAAGAGGAAGTAGAAGGAATTTGTGCCGACTATGATGTTATTACAATAGACAAGATAGACAGTGTAAAGGTAGAAGAGGAAGGAGTAGACCATATCTGTATTAAAGATGACTGTGATACTTCTAAATATTATGGGTGTACTGGTGGTGATGATGGATTTCAAAAGGAGAATCTATTTTCAGAGTTAACTGATGAATATCAGAGAACTATAGCCAGAATCAATCTTGGTATAGCAGATGAATATGCTCTAAAGTGGGGAAACATCAAAGGTAACTTGTCTAATCAAAAAGATTTATATACCTTTGTAACTGATTCAATAGCCTTCGATATTAATAAGGTTATTGATGAAATTAACCTTAAGCTCGCTCAATGGGCATGTGAGATAGAAATTAGATTTAAGAACAAAGCTGATATATTCTCCCCAAGCTTTGCTGGAACTCCGACTACTACATTGCCCTTGATGACAGATAATTCTAACAGAATTGCTTCTACTGAATGGGTTAATGCTAAAATAGCAGCAGCATCTATTGATGATAACGTCAAGGCTATATCTCTGGACCCAGAATATATGTGTTATGGAGATGAACCTACAGATGTAAAAGTTACTTGGGAGTACCATAAAGAAGTTATAGAGCAATCTATCAATGGGGTTACACTAAGTCCTGAAGTAAGAGAATATACTTTTACTAATAGGACTACATCTATGGTAATTACCCTTAAATATAAGTATGAGGATATTAGTGCTACAAGAGTTGTTACATTTGACATTAAATACCCAAATTACTTTGGAACTTCTCCAGACTATACAAAGCTTGATAGAACTATTGATAATGTCTATACAGTTAATGCTGGAGCTAATGAGTATATATATGTAATGATTCCTAACGGTTCTAATACTGTTTTAGGAGTTAGTAGTATTATAGGTGGTTTTAAATTACTTGGAACTCAAGAGATATTTAGTAACCTATATTATATATTCAAGAGCGCACAGACAGGATTAGGAGAGACTACTGTAGAAATACTTGACCAGAGTGGATATAATCCAGAGAGTATTGATACCACAACTATACGTGAATTGTTAGCAGCTAAGGCTGATAAGCATACAGTATATACTAAAGAAGAAGTTGATGATAAACTTGCTGCTATTGAAGGTGGCGATATACAACTTAATAACTACTATACTAAACAAGAAGTTGATGCTAAGATTCCAGATGTCTCTGGTAAGGCTGATAAGAGTGAAATACCTACTAAGGTTTCTCAATTAGAGAATGACTCAGAGTACCTAACTGAAGTTCCTAAAGAGTATGTTACTGATAAGGAACTTGAAGCCAAAGGTTATTTAACCCAAGAGTTAGAACCTCAATTTGCTGCTAGTGCTGCAAAGAATATAAATCAGCAAGACATTGATAGCTGGAATAATAAGGTTGACAAACAAGTAGGAATGGGTCTATCTGAACAGAGCTTTACTATAGAAGAGAAAGCCAAGTTATCTGGACTTACTAACTATAATGACTCTGGCATCAGAAAGACAATAACTGATTTGGAAGGTGAAGTTGCTAAGAAAGCTAACAAGACTGATATTCCAGATATTAGTGGAAAAGCTGACCGAACAGAACTACCAACTAGAGTATCACAGTTAGAGAACGATAGTGGATATATAAGTTCACTGCCAGGTAACCTAGTTACTGAACAAGAACTAGAAGCTAAAGGTTATCTAACTGAGTTTACTGAAACTGACCCTACTGTACCTGCATGGGCTAAGCAACCTAATAAACCAACATATACATTAGATGAACTTGGGGCTGAAGCTGCTGGTGCTGCTGGTACTGCTTTATTAGAAGCTAAGGGCTATACAGACAGTAGGTTTGATATAATCTTAGAAGGTGCTGACCCATCATACAATACCTTTAAGGAATTAAGTGATGCTATACTTGCTCAGAATACTACTATAGGTGGAATTAATACTAAGATTAGTGGTATTGAAACTACACTAAACGGTAAAGCTGATAAGTCAGAACTATTCTCTAAAGACTACAACGACCTTATTAATACTCCTGTTATCCCAAGTATCGAGGGACTAGCTTCACAGACTTGGGTACAACAACAAATAGCTGCAATACCTGGAGTTGATTTGAGTGGATATGCTTTAAAATCTGAAATACCTGATGTTAGTAAGTATGTTGAGAAGGTTCCTGGAATGGGGTTGAGTTCTAATGACTTCACTAGCAGTGATAAGAGTAAGTTAGATAGTCTTACTAACTATGATGATTCTGCTATAAAAGGGGAGGTAAATGACTTAGACATTAAAGTTAAGTATGTTAATTGCACCATACCATTCGATATGGTAAACAGTGATTCTCCGAGTACATACTTTAGTACTATTGATGAAGCTGTAGAATTTTTAGAGTTATTGTATGAAACTTCTACAACGGTCATTGAATATAATGAGGATACCATCTTGACTTCTTACAATAAGGTAGGAACTGATACTACAGACATAAATGACAGAAGAGTTATTAATGTTGTACTACTATGTCATCTATCAGCGTCTCAGGATTTTAAGATGGAGTTTAATTTAGTCTATGGAAATACTGAGGAATCCTTTAACTACACCAAAGAAGTTATTAGTGTAGTAGCTAACGACTTAGTAACAGACAGGTCAGACATTCCCCTATCAGCAGCTCAAGGTAAACTACTAATGGATAAACTTACAGCATTAGAACAGATTGTTAATAACATTACTACTAATGCTTCTATAATATTAGAATAACATGGCAGATGCAATGGTAAACAATAAGCAGGTAAATTTCTGGAGGGGTGATATGACTCCTCCAACTATTTACCATATCTGGATTAAGGACAACAGTAAGATGTTGTTATATGATGGTGAGAAATGGGTAGTATTCTTGGACAATAAGGAAATCATTGATATACTTGATAAAGTTCAACAGCTGTTGGACGAAATGCAAGCTAAGATTGATGAAATTGGAAACAAGACTGTTAACAAGAAGCCTATTAAGACCAATCCAGTATTAGATGGTACTGATATACTTATAAATGCAACTGGTAACTATGTGATTCCAACTGAAACACTAGCACAAACAGCTTTAAGATTAGACAACTTACTAACTACTAAAATAATTGAATAATGGTAATTGATAGTAAGTTTGCATATGTAAAGAAGAAAGAGGTGTTTGAACCTCTGATTGAGAGTATTCCAAAGGGTCTAAACCCTATTGTGTTTATAGAAGACACAAGAGAAATGTGGACTTGTGGAACTTACTTTAGTATTGGATACCCTAGTATTGAAATATCAGAAGTAAGTGGTTCAGTAAAAGTTCAGATTGGTAACTCATTCTTCTTAATGTCTACCGCTGGTGAGAGTATTAGTATCAGAAAAGGTGATGGTAATAGAATTATTATTAGTAGTAATGCTCTTAGTAGAGTAGACACTGAACCTCCTCTTGAATGGGATGCAGCTAATAGAAAGCTATTACACAAAACCAGTGGAGTAGTCCCAGGTTCTTATGGGCAGTCTACTAATCTTGGAAATGCGAGTATCTTTGTAATTCCGAATATTATAGTAGATGCCACTGGGCACGTTACATTGGCTGAGAATCATAACATAGAAATCAGAGATTATGTTGAGCAATTAGCTCCGTCTACTTTAATGGGAGATAGAAACATATTACTATCTTATAATGAGGCTAGTAATACGGCAGATACTTCTCAAGTAAGAAAGGCTAATGGTCTTACATTCAACGATGCCACCCAGAAGATGACAATAGCTGGAGGTATGAACTCTAACGGACCAGTTAATGTTAATCATGGAGACTTATCAGTCTTAGATGGTTACATTATTGGTAACTTAAAGGGTGATGTACAAGGTCAAGCTACACCAAAGATTCACATATCTTTAAAGCCAGAATATGGTGGTGCTTCTACTAAATTGTATGGTCATGTAAAGTTGCAGGATATTCTTAATACTAAACCTGACCCATCAAGTGATAACGAGAACATTAATGATACTAACGTAGTTGCAGCTATTGCAGCTTCACCTTTAATGGTATGGAATGCAATACAGACTGCTAAAGACTATGCTGATAGTATTCTTGGTTCTAATAATGCAATGCTATATAAAGGTGCAGTTGAGGCTGGTACTACAAGTCCAGGTTCATTTACACCCACAGCTGATGTTGGTCATACTTACGTGGTGACATTTGGTACTGGTACATATACTGATAGTGTTGGATATATCAATGGAGAGCCAGTAGAAATTGGTGATTTGCTAATATGTAAGGAGAGTACCCCTGCTGCCACTTCCTCTACTTGGTCACAAGTAAGAACTAAGTGGACGTTTGTGCAGACAAACACTACAGGAGTTGTTAGTGGACCTTCAAGAGCAGTAGTTGGGCAATTAGCTGTGTTTGATAGCACTACAGGTAAGTTGATTACAGGTCTTACTAATGGTAGTGTAGGACAAGTACTTACTATTAATAATAATGGTACTCCTTCATGGATTACTCCAGTATCTCAAACATGGCGTGCTATTAACTACCAAAACTCTGGTCAACCAGCAGCTCAAATTCTAAGTAACTCTACAGATTCTGGAGATTTAACTTTTGGAGCAGCAGGTAACATGAGATTGAGTTGGGATGATGCTACAAATACATTAACCTTTACTTCAATATCAGATAATAGCTGGCGTGATGTGTTAGCCTATACAACATCTTCTCTTTTACCCCAGAGTATTGGAGAGAATGCAGACTTAATATTCTCCAGTGATTTCTTATGGATAGAAGGAGAATTAGTAACGGGATGGGCTACTGTAGACTCAAGTGGAAATATAACATATTCAAGATAATTCAGGAGGACTCAGTTCCTCCTTTTTATTAACTTTGTGATAACACAATATGCTAATTAAAACAAAATACATTGACTGTGCTAGTAAGAGTGTGTTTAATACATGGAAGTTACCTACAAGTGCAGCAGATACCAGTGGAGATATATACTGGTCAGCCGTTGTCTATATAAAGGACACTGGCGAAGTGTGGACTCATGGTAAACTATATGGAGGATTCTTCTCAAATGCAGACAATAACAAAGTTAGTTTAACCATAGGAGGAACAACAAAGATATTAGCATTAGATGGACATGTCCAATCTTATACTACATTAACAGGTAGTGGAAGTACAGCTGACCAGGCTATCCTATCTACAGGAGAGGCTAATAAATGGACTCTGAAGACTTTGGGTAAAAATGCCTTTAGTAATGTTGATTACTTACCTGCCGATGCTACTGCTGTTGCAGCCGAGAAGGTTGTACATGCTTTAGCTTTCCAATATAACGGGAAGGCTATACATTCTTTTGATGGTTCAGTAGCTAGAGTCCTAAATATTATACAGGGTGATAATGTGTTTATTACTGGAGATAGTCAGGGTAATGTAACTATTGCTGCTGACCCAGGAAGTGATACAGTAAACACTGCTGGAGCTACTAATAAGGTTGATACAAAATTGTTCCTTATTGGTGCCGAATCTCAGACTACTGCGCCTCAAACTTACAGTAACCAGTATGTATACATTGGAACTGACAACTGTTTATATAGCTTAGGTAAGAAGGTATTAACTGAACATCAAGCTATTTATAATTTAGATTTACAAACTCAAGTAGGGAAAGCTGTTACTAAGGTTACTACATTTGACCCCAATGCAGCTAACAACTCATTTACTTTAGTTCAAGGCACTAATGTAACTCTAACCCCAGATGCAGCTAATAAGAAAGTAACTATTAGTAGTAAGGATACAACTTATGATTTCTATAATTTAGTTTTCAAACAAGGAGAATCTGTTATAGATACTTATAAGCCAACTACTTCACCTAGTAAAACTCTTAAAGCAGGAACTAACGTTACATTTACAGGTAGCAATAATGAAGTATTAATAACAACTCAAGACACGAGGAATACAGCTGGTGCCACTGAAAAGTTAACTACTAAGTTATTCCTAACTGGGGCATTAACTCAAACAGATAACCCTCAGACCTATACCAATTCCAAAGTGTATATAGGCGCGGATAACAAGTTGTATAGTGATGGTAAAGTAGTTTCTACTGGAGACCATACGCATAACTATGCGGGAGCTACTAGTCCTGGTGGTCCAGCCCTGAAAGTAGATTTAAACCCATCTGGATTATTGGATGCTACTTATGGAAGCTATGGTGGAATATTACAAGACTCAAATAAAGGTCCTGTATCTGGTTCCTGGTCTAATAGGATTAAAATCTTATATAATAACTCAACTGGTTATTACACTGAATTAGCTCAGAATTTCACAGGTACAGCTGGATTGTGGCATAGAAGAAATGTAGCTGGCACAATAAGTGAGTGGACTCCAGTAATTGATAATGCTAATTTCCATACATACCTTGATAGTACTTATGTTATTAGGGGTAACGACCCAAATGTACTTACTAATTATGTGAGATATAGTATAAATACTGGTCTTACAATGAATTGGGAGTGGGGTAATGCTACTCCAACTCATATATGGGGAGCTAAGGCTAGTGATAGCTCTAAGGCTTATGTATTTAACGGAGATAATATTAGAGCTTTTGCTAATGCTGTAAATAGAGCTGGCGACACAATGACAGGTACTTTAAAAGTAACTGAAATTCAAGCTACTAATGGTAACGGACTTGTAATGTGGAATGGTACTACTTATACATATCTTGGTATGCAGGCTGGTACTACATATATTAGAAGTGGAAAAACTGATTTACAGCATAGGTATAATGGAACTGACTATAAGATATGGGATGCTAGAAACCTAGTAGGATTAAGAACTGAGCACTCTCATAATACTATAAACTTTATTGATAGTAGAAAAACAGCATCCACACCACAAGAACATGCAGCAGGTGTTTGGTTAGACTTTAAAGCTAATGCTAAAGCTAATCTTAGTGATGGTGGAAACTATACTGGACTATTAACTGTCAGAAAGTATGGTGGTACTACAGACTGGTCAGGTGGTAAAAGTGCACAGCTTGGATTTACTGATAATTCTAATGTATGGGTTAGATTTGGTACTGGTACGTCTTGGGAGGCATGGAAACAATTAGCTACCACTGGATGGGCTGATGGTAAATTCTTACCTTTAGCTGGAGGTACTGTAACTGGTAATATTATTTTAAAGGGTAGTACTAACGCAGATATGACTAATGCTAACATCCACCCTAGACTTAGATTTGACAACAGTGATAGCTCACAGACAGTAAGCTTCATATTTACTGATTATGACTCTTATAGAGCACCTGCAGGTATAAAACTAGTAGGTAATCAAGGTAATGAATGGTTCGAAGCTCCTAAACTGATAAAGACAGGTTCTTCTGATAGTTATGTATTACTTGGTGGGGGTGGACATAAGGCACTAGCACAATTTGTATATGCAGCTGGTAACCTAGGAGTTCAAGAGTCTACTGGTACTTCTGATAATATTAGTAGAGCACAGTTCTGGAGGGATAACAACTTAGGTGCTTATGGTGTGACGTTGAGCCATTCTGATAATGCTGGATATAAGACTAAAATCTACCACGATTATGGTAGTGGCGGTAACTTATATATGAAAGCTTGCTCTAATGGAACTTGGGGAAGTGTTTATACTATATGGAACTCTGGTAACTTTGACCCCAATACTAAAGTAAATAAAGCTGGAGACACCATGACTGGAAAATTGTCGTGGACTATGAATGGAGTTACCTCATCTATTAGTAATGATAATGGTTCATACACACATCATAATACCAATGCTAGTGCTGGACACTGGTTTAACAAAAATGTCTATGTGGCAGGTAATGTGTATGGAGGCACATCCTATAATAGAATATTAGCATTTAAGGATGAAATTAATTCCCAAGTAGGCGGTTCTAAGAGTGCTCAAATGAATTGGGCATCATGGGGTACTGGTACTTACGATGGTGCTATACAAATTAGAGAAACTAGTTTAGTAGGCAATGGTCAATCAGCTTGGGGCTACTCTCCAGCATTAACATTCCATTGGGGTAATAGATATGCTAAGAGATTTGGTATGAGAAGTGATGGTCAATTCGCTGTGAATGATGTTCCAATTTCACTAAGTACTCACACTCATAATTATGTAAAGGATATAAGTAATGGTACTAATACTACATTTGCATACAGTAAAGCAGGAATGAATTATGCTGACTTTACGTGGTTAGCTGGCTGGAATGGTTATGAGTTAAGAGCTGTTAATAAATCTCTATTCGCCCAGGCTAGCCATACTCATGATTACATCCCACGAGTAAGAATACAAAATCCAAGTAACTCATCAACGAGAGTAGGAGTAGTACCATTTAATGTTCTTGGGCTGAAGACAGGTTATCCTATGACAGCTGACCCAGAATTTGCTTCTGGTAATGGATTGGTATCGTTATATAACAATGCTGGAAATGGGGCGACAGTAATAGAAAGGATTTCAGATTCTTCAGCTGCTAACACTACTGGATATGTCATGAGAATAAGAAATACTGGAGCAGCAAATCCTGGTTTAGGGGGATTTCATAGTAGTATTAACTCAAGGGCTAACGCAGTATTTGTACAAATATTTAGAGCAAAGATACCTACTGGGCACAGTGTTGTGCAAGCTTCTAATAGTATGGGTAGTAGCTATGGAGATGTATGGATAACAGATACAGCTGGTACTGGTAAATGGGAGTGGTATGGACGAATCATTTATTGTGGTGAGTCTGGTTCTTTCTCATCTGGAGGACATGTGTACTTGAATGGCAACGCTGGAACATCATCATCCCCACTATACTGGTATATTTCTTACTGTCAGGTATATGACCTTACAAAGGGTAGATATGATGGTCTAAGATGTAGATATGCTGACGAAGTAACAAATGCTGATACTGTAGATGGATATCATGCAAGTGGATTATTCACTAATCTATCAAATTCTGGAAATAATATCTCTATTACGGTTGGTGGTACTAACAAGACTTTAACCCCAGCCTATGCTACTAATGCTGGAACTGCATCAAATTCTAATGCGCTAGGAGGATACTCTCTAGGAACAAGTAGTACTAGTGGTACATGGAACAAAGTACCTTTAGTAAAAAGCGATGGAGTAATCGAAATAGGTAGATATATTGATATGCACTATACTAACACTTCCACTAAAGACTATGGAACTAGAATCCAGATTAGTAGTAACGCAGGTAACGTTCTGACTCTACCTACATCAAGTGGTACTTTATGCTTAACTAACCACTCCCACAGTGAATACTATAGTAGTAATATAAGTCACAGCGCAAATACTGTACTTGCTGCCCCAAATGGAAGTAGTGGAAGCGCTACGTTTAGAAGACTGGTAGCCGCCGATATTCCTACATTAGACTATATGAGTAAGAAGGGGGGT